TCGTAAAAAGTTTAGTCATCACTACGATCAAGATCGGTACTTGTGTTGTCGTTGCAGGAGATTGGTAGGTGTATTCAGTGAGGAAAAAGAAACGTAATCCAGTATTAGATAAAAAATATGATGAAGGCTTTGAAGCAGGGAGCAATCATGCAGTTAGCTTCTTTGTTGATAGGTTCCAGGGATTACAGAATGTCGAGGGGATCGGAGATAAAACGATGGAGAAAATCGTTGAGCATTTGGGAGTAAAGTACTTTAAAGGAGTTGGAAAATAGAAAAGACAGGATTGCTCCTGTCCGTCGCAGGATAATTATAACACAAGGGGGCGGTCCTGTTGAAACAAGAGATAGATCTAGGGGTAAATGCTGTCTACAAGGTAGCAGACGGAGAGCTAGCAAAGGTAGATGTTCCGGGGGATGGATTTGGCAAGCAGATCATTACATGGCAAGACGGGAAGCCGTTGTATTACGAGGTTTCATATACAAAGAGGTGATGACGTGCAATTAAGTCTATTTGAGGATATAGACATTAGACAAAAAGGTGTTGAGTGCGTAGTTAAACGCATAATGAAAAGTTATTCGATGAGAGGCTATATAAGAGATGCAGTCAAAGACAATGATCGAAATGAGTTAATAAAACTGTTTAAAGAATCCATAAGTAATTACGGGACTAGTCATGTAGTTGGTTACAGTTGGTGTTCTGGTGAATTAAAGGATAGAGAGAGTGGTGAAACTTATAAAATAACAGCTATAGAGTTAGCTGATACAGCTTTAATGATTAGTAATAAAACTAAATAAGTCTACGAAAGAACTTCGGGACACATTACAGATTAATAGTCTGTTTTGTGTCCTTTTTTATATTTTTAGGAGGGGAAGCAAATGAAATATAAAGCAATCAAATTCACGCTTAATCCATATAGAAATAAGAGATTAAATTCATCAGTAAAACCGATTCAAAGAAGCGAGTATGCGAAATCATTATTTGATGAAGGGGCTGGGTTTAATGTGGGTAGATCAACTAATAAATGAGTATACAGAAGGCAGAAAAGAATTGATTGAAACAAGAGAAAAGCTTACAGATTCAGAAATTGATAATCTTGATAAAAGACAGGTAAACGGAATGATCAGGGATATGACGTTCAGCCTTAGTTGGTTGAAGATAGGTCGGGAGCCTGGAGCGTTGAGGGGTATTGATAGGAGGTCAGCTTATCAACGTAGAGTGCTTATGGACATGGACTTGTTCCCATCATTAGAAATACAGCCAGATCAAGAAGAAATATCGAATGAGGATAAAAAAGCAATTATTGATATTTTAATAGATTTATCAGTTAGGGAAAGGCAGTCTTATGTGCTTCATAATGCCTATGAAATGAGTATGGCTGATATTGCAGATGAACTGGGTATTAGCAAAAGCGCTGTTCAAACATTTCTGGAAAGAGCGAACAGGAAAATTAACAATAAAATCGTGTCGTACGGTTGTCATACGGTTGCCAACTAATTGATGAAGGGGCTCATTAGATTAAGCACTATATAAATTAGAATTAATGAACTTAAAGACCGATAGGTCTTACTGTAGTAAGCAGTATAAACATTAGATAGTGAATAGTATAGGCGCATGTTCCTTAGTGGCGAGTTGGTCTCCAAAACCGACTGGGCGGGTGCAATCCCTGTCGCCTATGTATAAGAGTCAAAATAGAATATTGGGACGGTGGTGTATATGTAAATGCAAAACAAACCCCATACAAGAAATAGATGTGGCGCTAAAACCAGATCAGGAACTCCATGCAAGAACGGAGCAATGCCAAATGGTCGCTGTCGACTTCATGGAGGTAAATCAACAGGAGTTCCACCAGAGAAGGCAAAGAAGAATAATAATGCTAAAAAACATGGCTTCTTTTCTAAACACATCCCCAAAGAAACACTAGACATAATGGGTAATTTAGGGGAGTTCAGCGCATCTGATTTAATTTGGGATCAGATCACGATACAATATGCTGCTATTATTAGAGCGCAAAAGGTCATGTTTGTTGAGGACAAAGAAGATCATGAAAGATTTACATCGAAAAAGCGTAAAGATGAATTTGCAACTGAAACAACATACGAGCATCACACTTCTTGGGATCGTCACGCTACGTTCATGAATGCCCAAAGTCGCGCAATGGGTGAATTACGATCACTTGTTAAGCAGTTCAATGAATTGGCTCATGATAATGATGAGAGAAAGCTTAAGTTGCAGTTGATGACTGCCCAGGTAGATAAAATCAAGGCTGAAACAGAGAGTGAAGAAACGGGCGCAAATAAGACTATTATCTTAACGGACGAAGACCAAATGCGAAAAGTGATTGCAGAAAGAAAGGCAGCTAAAGAAGATGAGTGATTACAATGTTGTCAAAGTAACCGATATGATCAATCCTCACTTCTATGATTTATGGCTATCGGAACATTCTCATGTCATTGCAAAGGGTGGTCGTTCATCATTTAAATCATCTGTAATTGCATTAAAGTTAGTTGAAATAAAACTAAGTGAGCCGGAAGCAAATATCATTTGTTTGCGTAAAGTAGCGAACACACTTTATAAATCGGTATACAGTCAAATTAGGTGGGCCATTTCAATGTTTGGTGCAGAGGACGAGTTCCGCTTTGGTAAAGCTCCCATGGAGATCATTCATAAAGAAACAGGGACAGGCTTCTATTTCAGCGGTGTCGATGAGCCAGAGAAGTTAAAGAGTATGAAAATACCGGTGGGATATGTAAGGGCATTGTTCTATGAGGAGTTAGCTGAATTTGATGGTGTTGAAGACATTGACATTGTAGAAGATACATTTATTCGTCAAGATCTGCCAGACGGGAAGAGTGTGCGAGTATTCTTTGCATACAATCCTCCACGCAACCCTTTCAATTGGACGAATGAATGGACTGACAGCAAGCTCGGCAATCCTAATTACCTAATACACCACTCAACTTATTTGGATGACGAACTAGGCATTCTATCGAAACAGATGCTTGATAAGATTGTAGAGTACAAAAATAATGATTATGACTATTGGAATTGGATGTATAACGGCGCTGTTATTGGTATGGGTGATAACGTTTATAATATTAACTTATTTCAACCGTTGCAAGAGCTGCCTGCTAATGACCCGATAATTATGATCGATACTGCAACAGATACTGGGCACCAGATATCAGCCACTACCCATGGAGCATTTGCGCTAACGGCTAAACAGGATGTAATACTTCTGGATACCTATTACTATTCGCCAGAAGGTAAAGTGGTGAAGAAGGCCCCTAGCGAGTTGTCGAAGGAATTTCATGAGTGGCTTGGTGAAGTGAATAACAAGTTCCAGAGACCAATTGACATGATGACTATTGACTCAGCAGAAGGGGCTTTACGTAACCAGGTATATAAAGATTATGCAATCAGATTACATCCAATAGCCAAGAAAACAAAAATAGATATGATCGATAATGTCCATGACTTATTAGCTCAAGGGCGTTTTTATTATTTAGATACACCTAATAACAAGATTTTTATTGAAGAACATAAGAAGTTTGCCTGGGATGCCGATTCATTGAGAACTGCAAAACCAAAAGTTATTGAGATTGACGATCATACGGCGGATATGTTTATTTATTACGTTAACGACAATTCACGAAAACTAGGATTGAAGCATTAGAAGTGGTATAATAAAGTCCGTAAATAGAGGGAGTTAATGAAATGAATATATACGAATTAACATACACCGAATTAATGGACCTTATGATAAAGGATGAATCACTGGAGTACTTAAGGCCGTTTCAAGACATGAGACCATTCAAAGGCTTGAACAATGCTCTGACTATATGGGACGAAGACAATGTTGAGCATGTCGTTAAGCTAACAGAGAATGGTTTCGTATCTTGGAAAGCGGTAGGGCAAGAGCTGTTTGATATCAATCATAAATGGAAGTAGTTAAATAGGAACACATTCAAGACACTTACTTAATTGTAGGTGTCTTTTTATTATGTACTTTTAAGGTGGTGTTGCCATGTTCAATAGAATAAAGGAACTGTTGAAAGGGGGTTTGCAAAGATTGGGATTACTAAAAGGGATTGAAAAGCTATCAGAACACAAAGACATCTCGATGAACGAGGAAATGTACGATCTAATCGAAATGTACAAAGACTTGTATAGGGGATATCACGAGCCGTGGCACCACATTGAATACCAAACTATAGACGGTAAACAAAAACGCAAGATGGACACGCTGAACATGGCTAAAACAAGTGCTGCTGAAATGGCTTCACTTGTTTTTAACGAGAAGTGTGAAATATCCATTGGCGATGATGAAAACGAAACATCTATATTTGTTGATGATGTATTTAAGCACAATAAATTCAATAAAAAGTTTCAGGATTTCTTAGAGTATTCATTTGCTCACGGCGGAATGGTCATTAAACCCTACGTAGAGGACGGAAAGGTGATGCTGTCCTTTGTTACTGCTGACTGCTTTGTTCCTATTGCATGGAGCAATGAGTCAATCGCAGAGGGTGTATTCATCAATGAGTTTCAAAAGGGCGATAATAAGTACACTCATTTAGAGTGGCACGTTTGGGAGAATGGCATTTATACAGTAAAGAACGAAGTTTATAAGTCGCAGAGCGGTGATGATTTAGGGGTTTTAGTTCCGTTAGAAGACCACTTCCCAGGACTAGAACCAGTATTAGGGATGCCTAAGCTTAAAAAGTCTTTGTTCGTGTACTTTAAACCGAACACAGCCAACAACGTTGATACTCAATCGCCTTTAGGTATACCGATATATGCAAACGCCCTTCCTACAATGAAGGCAATCGATACAGCGTTTGATAGTTTTCACCGTGAATTTAGACTAGGAAAGAAACGAATCATCGTACCGGAATCTATGGTCAAGACGGTTTATGACCAAAACGGACAACCGCAAAGATACTTTGATTCTAGCGATGAAACATATGAGTCTTTTAATACAGGCAACATGGACGATGCTAAGATTCATGATGTTTCTGTTGAGTTACGAGTGGACGAACACGTATCGGCTATTAATGCTTTATTAAACCTGTACTCAATGCAGACAGGGTTTTCTAGCGGTACCTTTACATTTGATGGACAGAGTATGAAGACCGCCACAGAGGTTGTCAGTGAGCAATCCAAGACGTTCAAGTCTAAGCAATCTCATGAGGTAATAATCGAAGCAGGTCTAATTGAATTAATTGAGTCCATTCTCGCCATTGCTGAAACTTACGGACTATTTACATCTAGAGATGAGTTAGATGTAAAGGTAGCGTTTGATGACTCCATTGCAGAGGACAAGGCAGCGGAAATAAACAAGCAAGTGCAATTGGTATCAAGCGAGTTACAGAGTAAAAAACGTGCAATTATGAAGATATTCGGAGTCACGGAAGATGAAGCCTTGCTAATTATTGAAGAGATAAATGAGGAAAGATTAAAGTCTAGCCCAGAACTTGAAGAGTTGGAAAAAGAAGGCGCTATGTATGGCGCTAGGGAGTGATTGAATGTTAAGTGCATTGGTGTATAGACCATTAATGAACATTAATTTGAAAATGGCAGACGTGTTAGCGGACGTATTGCCAATTGTTTCTCATCACCACTTTGACATAGCTTGTTGGTGTTATGAAAAAATATGGTGCGAACCATTTGAGCCTTACGAGGATTGGTAATAAGTGAACCCTAAACGTCCTAAAATCACACCACATCAACTAGATTTGTACAGTTCGCAAGTAAGTGACATATACAGGTCACTAGAATTAGAAGTGTTTGAAATGATCGCAAAACGACTTAAGACAAGCGTTGATTTAAACAAAGATCATGTATTCCAATGGCAGATCGACAAGATGAATCAATTACGCATGGTCAATAACGACACGATCAAAGCGCTGTCCAAATCAACAGGATTAGGGGAGAAGGCAATAAGGAAAGCGATTAAAGACACAGGCGTTGTCACTATTGATAGTGTGGACCATGAATTAAAGGACACCTATAAGCCGTTGCCGTTCCCGAGTCACATTGACAGAGTGCTAGAAGGGTTTGTTACAGGAGCATTTAAGGAGTACAACAATTACGTTAATCAGTCATTAATCACAACCACATTCGGTGAAGGTACAGTTGCTAATATGTATCGCAAAGTAATTGAAGAAACGACCGCTAAAGTCCTTGCAGGCACTAAAACGATTAATCAAGCAGTTACAGAGACGATGGTTGATTGGTCGAACAAAGGGCTTAAGACAGGCTTTATTGATAAAGGCGGTAATGTATGGGGATTAGAACGCTATGCTGAATCCGTCATAAGATCAACAACAAACAATGTATACAATGACTTACGTATGGAACGAATGCAAGAATACGGTCTTGATTTGGTCCTGGTCAGTAGCCTATCAGATCCACGTGAGGCATGTAGTCATATTCAAGGCAAAGTCGCAACAATGAAAGAACCATCTGCAAATGACACTAAATACCCATCCGTTTATGATTTTGGTTATGGTGAGCCATGGGGCTTACGCGGTAAACAAATATGCCGCGTCTAAACAACGTGAACCTTATTACTCAAGGGTGTCTTATTGCACATGTTAACTATGGAATTAATTGTAGTCACATGGTATAATGGGGCTAACGGGGAAACCTTACACAAGGCAATCCCGTGCCAAGTTCTTGAGGGGGGTTTTTATATGAACAGTTTACAAGTTACTGGGATATATAAATTAACAAACATATCGAATGGCAAGATATATATAGGGCAAAGCAAAGACATTGCAAACAGAATGAAGCTTCACATAAAAGACAGCAAGAGAATTAACGATAAAAGAGGAGATTTCCCTTTATATGAATCCATGAGAAGGCATGGCCATGAAAAATTCAAACTAGATATTATCGAAGTGTGTGAGGTGGATGAACTTAATGAAAGGGAGATGTATTACATTAGTTTATACAACTCTACCGATAAGGATGTCGGTTATAATCAAACGAAATACTCTTATGCCTTTCAAGACCCTGCAATAGCAGAGGAGTCACACTCACCCGAAATAATGGCTATGCACGGCAAGCGGATTAGGGAATGGAATTTGAAACAGTGGAAGGATCCTAAATATCGTGAAATGAAATCTAGAGCATCTAGTGAGTTACAGAAAGAAAGATTGAAAAACCCTGTATATCTTGAAGAAAAAACAAAACAACTCAAACAAGCTACCGACAAAATGAAAAGAAGAGTCGGACAGTATGACAAAGAAGGTAATTTAATCGCTGCTTTCGAGGGAACAAGAGAAGCGGAAAGGGCGATGGAGTTATCTAACGACACAATCGGTAAAGTTTGTAGAGGAGTTAAATATAGAAAAACTGCTAAAGGATATGTTTGGAAATACCTCTAAAAGAAAAGGTGTAGAGACTATCGAAAGCAATTAAGCATCCATAAAGGGGTGCTTTTTTAGTTAGTAGAGTAGGGCGAAAGGTGAGTTTCCGCCCGAAGCGCGTTGCACGTTCATCATTACGTGAAGATATAGTCCGATCCTCATAGTGATATGAGATAAGATCGATTAACTGCAGGCATCAATTCTTCCCATTTGTCGAAGGAATAAACGAAAATAACCAGATTCAGTTTAGCGAAAAGGAAATGTCAGAGGGTCGTGAATTACGCAATAAGCAACGATATCACGAGCGACAAATAAGGAAAGCTAAACAATCACTTAATATCGCTGAAACAACCGGTGATGAAGTGTCTATATTACGCTATAAGAAGCTAGTGAGGAATAGACAGGCAAGCATGAGAGGGTTTATAAGTGAAAGTGGCAGAACAAGGCAATACAACAGAGAGAGGGTGAGTTCATGAAAAATGAAACATTATTAAATCGAGCCATTGAATTGCTACAAGGAATTAATTCAGATGATACAGAAACAGTACAGATTGAAAACACGCAATACGACGATGGTTCAACTGGTTTTAACGTTAGCATTACTTATCCAAGTGAAGATGTTGAAACAATGAGTTTTTATGACGGCAATAATAATGAAGTAGTCGATGTGTTTAAGCCAGAAATCAGCGGTTAGAAAGGAGTAGTGATCCTGTATCTCGGTAGTAGCGACCGTTAGCTACAAATAGATTAAAAGGAGTGGTTGATAATATGGCATTAACAAAAGCCACATTAAAGCGAGCGTTTGAAGAAGCAAGACGAATGAACATGCCTTATGTTTTTGTTGTTATCAGAGCCGAGGGCGTTGACGAAGCAATCGTTATTCCTGAACGATCGTTTGATGACAAAGAAGAATTTTACATGAATGCATATAACGAAGATTTATCACACGTTATGAATAAAAATGTATATATTCGTGGACTTAGTTTTGGTAGAGAAAACGAGTTACCTAGAATCATTTAATTTGCACCTAGCAGACAAGCGTTAGGTGCTTTTATTATGCTTATTATTCGTTCGTACAACGTAAATGTACAACCTTTCGTGGACTGGACCACGTAAATAAATGTAGAGGGAGCAATAAATATGAATAGAGAAGAACTGAAAGCACTTGGTTTAACAGATGAACAGATTAATAGCGTAATGGCTAGTCACGGAACGGTAGTGAATGCAACTAAAGAGGAACTAACTACAGTGACGACTGATAGGGATAGTTTAAAAGGGCAATTAACCGATCGTGATACACAGCTAGAAGCCTTGAAGACAAAAGCAACAGGCAATGAAGATTTAACCGCAGAAATTGAGCGCTTGAAAGGCGAAAATCAAACAACTGCATCTGAATATCAAGAGAAACTGGACAAGCAAGCATTCGATTTTAGTCTAGAAAAGGCGCTAACAGGTGCTAAGGTTCGAAATCCGAAGGCGGTAAAGGCTTTACTTGATATTGATTCTATTAAACTAGATGGTGAAAAATTACTAGGTTTAGATGATCAGATCAAAGCATTGCAGGAATCAGATGATTATTTGTTTGAGTCAGAAGAAGGTGCAGGCGGCAACCCTAATTTTACGACTGGACAACACAATAAAGGTAGTGGAGTCAATCCGTTTAGCAAGGGCAGCATTAATTTAACAGAACAAACAAGGCTATTCCGAGAGGACAAAGCGAAGTACGACCAATTCAAGGCAAATGCCAAATAAAACAAAAAGGAATGATTAATAA